GATCATCTCAAAAAGGATAAGGAGGTTTTTGCTGTTGATTTGTCTTCAGCAACAGATAACTTCCCTTTAGATCTGCAGTTAGCAGTTCTACATGAACTATTTCCGAAATTTAGGGATATAGTCTATCTTTTTCGAGATCTCTCTAGGGGGTTTTGGATGTCGAGCTGGGGTCCTGTTCGTTGGACCAAAGGGCAACCCATGGGGTTGTATCCTTCATTTCCAGCCTTCGCCCTAACCCACGGCCTCTTGCTTTTTTGTCTCAATGACAATAAGTGGTCGGAAGACTTTTATATATTAGGTGATGATGTAGTAATACTTAATCGCCATCTATATGAAAAATATATGAAAGCCTTAGAGATATTGAAATGTCCTTATGCTTGGGATAAGACTTTGATTTCGTCAAAAGTCACAGAATTTGCGGGGAAGATCATAACCCCCACAGAAATCTATCCCAAATTCAAGATTAAAGACCGAGCTGGTCATCATGACAGCTTTGTCGAACTCTTGAAAACATATGGACCCGGATTCCGATTTTTCCTTGGAAAAAGACTACGTACCGTATGCGAGAAAGTGATGGATCTGTTAGATCCAATTGGTCCTGGTATTTCTTTAGGACCCACTCGACCGCTTAAGGACCGCGTCTTTGATACCGAGGTCTTCTCGGAATTAGCATCGGAGAACAAAGGTGGAAAACTCTATGTGAGCTTCCTTAATTTTATTACTGACCGGTTTTCGCCGGAAAGTAAGGGAAGTTTATATTACCACTTGGGTAGTGGAATATATAAACTTTTAAAAGCCTTTGATCAAAAGGTGCTTATTGCAGAAAAGTCAGTAAAATTCCGGATGTTTCATTCGGATCTTACTGATTTATTTGAGCTTACTGGAATATATCCAGGGCTCCCTGCAGCCCGGTCAAATTCAAAGAAATCTGAGAGCTTGCTTGAGGTTTATGAGCGGGTTCTTAAGGACTTTGAAAAAGTAAAAGAACCAGAAACGCACAAGGTTGGT